GCGCGCAGCCCAGTTTTCACACGGGCGCGGAACGCCGCCACCGTTTCGCTGCCACGGCGTTCCATCTCGAACAGCGAGGCGATCTTGTTGAGTTGTTCACCCGTTGCTGAATCAATGAACTTCTCGACGAACACATCATCCAGCGTCTGTTCGTGATCATCGAACTCGTTGGCGAGTGCGGTCAGCAGCGCGCTCCACGTCTGTTCTTCCGGATCGTATGGTGAGGTGAGACTTTCTTCCAGCCGCTCGCGCGGCGTCTTGTTGCTCATTGGGTTGTGACTCCTATCAGGGCTGTGGAAGTCATGGCCACCTCATTCAGCCCGATGGTGATGTTCGAGGCGGCCAGCGAGTCGCCATCGATAGCTATCGTCATGTCGCCCTCGACCACCCCACGCTGATCCATCACGCGACGGAACACCTGATCAAAGATCACGTCGTCACCGATCTCCAATCCGGGGTACTCGATGCCGCCGTTGACGATCCCACCGATGTACTGAATAATGCGGTCTTCGATCTGCTCGACGCCATCGGACGGGAACGTCGCGCCGGTCGTGATGGTCAGGTCGATATCGATATCAACCTCCGTCGCCCGATCAAAGCTCTCGGGGCGTGTCACGCCGTCGTTGTCCACCGCATCGGCAGTGGTTGCCCCGAACGTCTGGAGTCCAGCCCCGCGGGATTCAAAGATGGCTTGGGCAATTGTGGTATCAGCCACGCCGGGTGCCTGCACTGTCACCTCCGGACCGTACTCATTGGTCACCGTATCCCGTCGCTCCTCGACACGCACGGAGATGATGTCGTCGGAGTAGTTGAGAATCGACGACTCCATGGCGGACACCGTACTGACACCACCTTCGGCTTTGGTGGTCTCGTAGCGCAGCTTGAACACCGGATCGCGCTCCTCATCACGGCCTTCGACATACCCTTCGGACTGATCGCCCGTCGGGTTCGGGTTGGTCACCGAGTCAATCCCCGAAACCGGATCGCCGAAGCGCGTGATCGTATCCGCATCGACGTTGGTTTCCTCACCCAGCCACTCCTCGTCGAGATCCGTCTGCCACGGGCTGAGAGCCTTGATGGGCACAGTCACTGATACCGACCCGTCAGACAGGATTCGTTGAGTCATCGTCTCGAACGGAATCGGTGGGCGAGATTCAGTCCGTGGTGTCGTGACGACCGTCCCTTCGGGAATCGAGTAGTCGGTCGACGCCATGGTCTCCCGACTGAACACGACCTCACCCGTGGCCGCACGCAACGGACGGCGGCTGAAACCAGCCAACGCCAACTGCTTGTCGAGTTGTTCGCCAAAACTATCCTCATAGAACGAGGCGTAGTAGGCCGCTTCGGCAGCGTCCCACTGCGTGGCGATCTCCGTGGCGGTGGCGTTGATGATCTGCAAGACGGGTGAACTCGGACGAAGCTCGATATCAGTGCCAAGCTCCTGTTCGAACGCCGTCTTGAGATCGTCGCGGATCTGATCAATCGACTTCTTCTCGAAGGTGCCGTCAGGTTGTGGGCCGAACTGGCTCACTGCATCTCAACTCCAAACTCCACAGTGTCCGGCACTGATACCAGTGCCACCGCCACATCGACCTGTCGGGTGCGGTTTGTTCGATCACCCGTGATCTCGACCGACTCGATCGATTCGACCCGATCGTCTCGATCCAGTGCGAAGCGGATCTCCCGATCCAACACCTCGTTGGGTGCGCCGACGATCTCGAAGACACGCAGGCCATGATCCGGCGCGAACGGGTCTTCGCCACGCACCGTCGTCAGCGTGTCCTTCAGTTCCTGCGTGACACCTTCGATACCATCGATCATCGCGTACCGCTTCGCGTCGTCGAGATTGATATCGCCGTCTGCGTTGGTCTGGAGTGTGCGTTTGAACACCATAGTTAGCTTGCCTCCGTATCCGAGGAGCCGGGGTCGTCGACCGTGACCGACCCGCCCGAACTGTCGGTCAACGTCGCATCAGCGGTCAACACCGGGGCGGAAGCGTTCGGATCACCCAACGTGACCGAGCCGTCCGGAGCCAGTTTGATCACCGTCCCCGAGCTATGGCTGACTTCGAACAGCCCATCTGGAGCCATCGTCATTGTCGAGCCATCGCTCTGGATCGCCAGCACGAACTCACCGGGCGAGTGACTGGGGATCGCGTCGTCATCCAGCCAGAGACTGGCGATGAACACCGCCGCCTCCAGCGTGTGCCGCCGGGTCGAACTGTTCGGCACATGGCCGCGATCTTGGATCTGCTCGACCAGCGGCTCGCGTGTGTGGAGCAACAGCCCTTCCATCTCTGATTCGAGTGGCAACACCACACCAACCCCATCGCCGCCGAACGGCGTGGCGATCGGCACGTCATCGACGAACACGTTGGCGTCGGATTTGAGACTCACCGTCACCCGCTGGGTCTCACTGTCGACGCTCTCGATGATCGCCATACTCGCCGTGTACATGCCGCGCACCTCGTCGCGGATGAACTGGCGGATGGTGCCGGCGATTGAGACATCCTTGTCACTCATCGATACACCTGTGCCGTCTCTGATTGTGATTGCGTTGCGTTATGCATCGAGAATGAACCTCCACTCCGCTTCGTTAGTCACAGTGGCCGGATTACACCGGGTTGTAGCCGGGGAACTCGACCACATCAGGCGTTGGGTCGTACTCCTCGGCGTCGTCAGCCAGCGTCACGTCAGCGGTCACCGTGTGGTCACCGCTCACCGTCGAACTCGCGTACTCGTAGTTCTCGACGCGATAGACACCATCGAACCGATCAGTGTTGATGACCACCTCGGCTCCCTTTCGGATGCGCGGATCGAGCATGGCAGTAAACTCCAGTCGAGTCTCATCGTCCTCGCTGTCGTTGTTCGACTTCTTGCCGATGTTCAACAGCAAGCCATCAAACGATAGCTCGGGTGCCTCGCCTACAGTGGTCGAACGCTCGACGAAGAACAGCCGACCCTGCTCGGCGAACCACTCCCACTTGACGCCCGTCAGTTCGGCGGCGTACTCCAGCAGTTCGTCGAGCCAGTCTTTGACCTTCCGATCGGTCGTCATCGCCCAGTTACCCGGAATGGACTGGCCAACGGGATCGACCGTCGCGCCAAGCCCCAGCGAGGCGGCGATCTCCTCGACGATTACCGACGGCGAAGCATCGGCCCAACTGTTGCTGATACGGTTAAGAACCGCCTCCGCCGTCACGTCTTGGCCCTGCAAGCGATACTCGATATCGCTGCCGTTGACCGACGCCTTCAGCTTGTCAACGTTACCGTAAATCACGTTCTGCTGGATACCATTTGCCCACCCCAGCGTGATCGAGAGCTTGCTGTTCTTGTCGAAGCGATCCCACGTCGCATCCGTGAGATTCCACAGCTTCGCGTCAAACTCCAGCGGATCGCTGCTGGGCTTGGTGACGGAGATATCCATATCGAATCCCGACATGTCTTGGCCGTCAATGTAGAGTTCGCGGTGCTGCTTCCAGAGGCGCATCCTACCACTCCTCCGGCGGACGACCATCGGGACCCGGAATCACGTAGAAGTACATCTCCTCCTGTAAATTCTGCGGCGTCACGCGTTGGGCCTCGCCGCTGAGATCGGCGAACAGAAACACGCAGAACGGCAGATATGAATAGTACCGATACGGCGTGGCCACGCTCTTGGTGACCCGCCGCCCGATAGTCAGATGCTCGATTTCAACCGTCCAGCGACTCAACTCGGAGTTCCACTCCATCTGAAGTGCGAACCGCTGACGCGGAAAACTCCGCGGCGTGAACTCCACGTTGATCGACTGGCGGTTCTGGATTCGGTGGCGTGGCAAGTTGATGCGTTCAGTCATCGGTTAGAACCCCAGTGCGCTGGCCATCGAATCAGCAGCGTTGCTCAGTGACTCGACGATACCACCGCTGTCACTCGTGCCCGAGGGATCGTCATCGGTTGGCTCCGAACCAGCCACGCTGGGTGGGTTCGCACTCGCACTGCTACTCATCGAGCCACCGGGTGCTTCAAAAGAGACTTCAGCGGTCTCCATCTCGGCAAACGTGATTTCCTCGATCTTCAGCGTGACCTTGTGATGCGAAAGACGGGTTGCCTCGTCGGACACCGACAGATCGTCGAGCTTCGCCTCCGGAATACCGAGGTCCCCGATCGACGCGGAGAACGGCTCGCCTGCCTCACGGATCGTGGTGAGTTGCTCAACCACGTCGGGTTCGACCCACGCTTCGAGCGTGACAGCAATCGGCTCACTGCTGACGTAGGTGCTGAACTCGAAGCCCCGCTCGACCGTCTCCGTCGGAGCGTTCCACCCGGCATTCGAGTCGCGCCGGGTCGCGCCCTCGATGACGATATCATTGATTGTAACTTGAGTCATGGTGTTTGGTCTCCGATCGAATCAGTCCAAATCCGCTTTCAGCTTACGTTCGAGTTCGGTCAACACGTCGTCAGTCGCCGACTCGGTAGCCGCCGCCACGTCAGCCTCGGGCGAATCCGTCCCACCCTCGAAGGTGATGTTCTGGATCACCTCGATCATGATCTCCGTCCGCGAGGCAGCACTCGTCGACGGATTACTACCATCGGTACCGAGTCCACCCGTGAACGAGCCGATGACCTTACCAAGCGGCGTCTGCTTGGCGATCGAGCCGAGAGCGTTGGCGACCGTGCCGCCCTCACCAGCCATGCCTTTGGCGATGGTCTGTGGAATCGCCGATCCGGCATCAGTCAGTCGACTAAAGCCACCTTTCTCCGCATCAGAGAACGGCAAATAGGCCGAGGCTGCATCAGTAACCGACGACACGGCATCCAGCACTGGTCCGGGCACGATGCCCTCCGCCAGTCCCTTCACCATATCGTAGCCACGCTGCTTCCACGCATCCGGTGCAAGGTGAGCAGCCGCCAACAGCCACCCCACACCCGGAATAAGCGCGAGCAGAATACCGGGGAACATGGATTTGAACGGCGCGACCAGCCCCATGACGGCGTTCTTCCCAGCGTTGAGCCACTTGCCCGGATTATCGAAGAACTTCAACGCAGCGGCGAACGGGCCGAGCGTAATGGCCGCGAACGCAATCGCCGCGATGCGACCCAACTGCCACAGAATCGC